ACTAGGAGCAGCAGCAGCACCAATGCTAGTCCCAACCAGTCTCCCAGTTCCTTTTGCTGCACCGACTGCTTCGATACATGCTTCACTTTTTCTGATCTCATCTATTGCAGCTGCCTGACCTGCAGTCAAACCAGGTGGCATATCTATCCAAGACCTATGGTTAGATACAGGACCGCCCTGATTGATCTGACCATCCATGAAGTACTCTTCTGTAACCTTAGTAGTATTATTTGCAAGTCCTAGGAATCCACCTTTCTCTTTAATGTCCTTAGTGATGAATGCTGTCTTTGGATCGTTTGCTGAATAACTTATTTTATATCCTTCTTCGCTTGCTGAGATAACATAAGAAGTATAGTCACCATGAGGTATATCAATCTTAGGTAATTTACTACCTTTCTGAGTAGCAATCATACCAATCATACCTATATGTGTTATGCCTAAGATTCCTCCCAGACTAATACCTATCCATTTATTCATAACTACCTCTTAAAAACTAGGAACTTCTACATCTGACACAGGAAGTTCTGGAAGTCCTACCTCTGGTGTAGTTCCAGAACCCAATCCATTAACACCTGGTACAGATGGCATAACTGATTCCATAACTTTAGATTTAACTCCATCAATGATGGATGCCCTATTGAGGTATACGTATATACCACCACCAACAACGGTAGCAGATACAACAGTAGACGCAATAGCAAGTACATTAATAATTTTTTGCATGATCTTTATTTGTCAGGGACAATTTTTACAGGACCAGATTCAATCCTTATAGTTTGTGCAGGTGCAGTTTCAGATGCTTTAGCAATAAGAAATTCCATATCCTTTTTAGATATGTTAGCACTACCACCACCTTCTCCATTCTTTTTCTTACCAGCCGCTTGTACGCCAAAAGTAGCTAGCGTACCAGTAAAGACCGAAGCTATGAAAGTTGGATCCAGTTTTTGTTCTGGTATTTTAAATGCTGCAGGTAACTTAACATATGCTAACGTCAAGATCCCTGCGGACCACACGAGCACTGCCAATCTTACGAATGTAGAAAGAATAGCGAGTTGCTCTTCTTTATCGTCTGCTGCTTCTTTAAGTTTACCTATGATACCTTTCTTCTTAGGTTCTTCTTTTTTAACTGCTTCTGTCATGATTTAGAGTTTACCTACTCTATATATCATTCTGATACTTGTCTCTTTTTACCGATGTTATACTTGGACTCAAGGATCCACTCTCCCTTTTCCCTGTATGCTATTACCTTTATCTGACTTAGTGGTGCTACATCTACCACATCTGATACCTTAACGATCTCTACTAGTCCCCAATCAGAAAGTAGTTTAATAATTCTATTCCTGCGTTGTAGATCATTCTCTGAAAGATTTGCTTTCTTACCGTCTAATGCAAATAACTCTTTGAAATGTACTATGTAATACTGTCCTTTCTTATGAAGAATATGACATGACTGATATAACTTTCTTTCTTTTCTAGATGCTACACCTATACGAGTAAGAGTCTCTCTTATTTTTAAGAAGTCATCTGGTTCTTTAAGAGTGACTTCAACCATATCATCTTTAGTCCAATCCACATCATTCATTTCTTGCCTCCCTTGCTCAGTTTTTGTCTAATGTAGTTAAGTTGGTCAGGAGTTAAGATCCGTAAGGCTTGATTTGCTTTTTCACTACTATAACCATAGTATTTTTTCACAAGGTCAAGATCTTTCACTTGCTGTTTCTTTGCCCAAGGAGAAAATCTTCTTTTGGGTCTAACAGTATGTATATAAAAATCATATTGCAAACGTTTATCTAAATTAGGATATCTATTCATTTCATTAGCAAAGACAATAGTATCCATATGATGTGACATACACTTATTAATAACATAAGTTGGGTAATTCTTTTCCCAATCTGGATCCTCTTCCATGAGGTAATCCTTAGTGTAATTAATACTATTCAAATAATCCTTTAAAGGATAACGATCATCGTATGCCATAATTTAATAAAAGTAATTCTTTTCTGTCTTGTTGATCTTTCATGTAGTCACCTACTGATCTCATAGTGTAGGTGTGATCGTACTCTTGTGCATCCCAGTCTACAAATCTATCTTTAATTAACTGAGAACTATTATATGATACCATCATGTGTCCACAGGACTGATCACAGTTTTCATAGAATTTATCGTGATCGAATCCTTTGTGCATCCTACCTCGCTTTCCGTACAATGAAGATCTGATTTCATAAGGTGGGTCAAGGTAAGTAAAAGTGCCCACACTATCAGTGTATAGTTCCTCGTACGTCGTGTTGGTGATTTTCCAAGTTTCAATGATGTCCTTATAGTATCTTAGTTTTTCAATACCTCTGACGGTAAAGTTGTTGTCTGAGGCTTGAGGGGAGAAGGAGGACGATTCTGTGAGACCACTAAAGCTACACTTATTAACGATATAAAAACTAACGGAGCGATCAAATATGGTTGAGGTTTCTCTATCGAGATATTCTTTAGCTTCGAGAAAAAGTTGTCTAGCAGAGCCAGGTTCACAGTGTCTGTATTTAAGTTGAATAAGTTCATTGTAGAGTTCATCTCCTTTGGATGCTAGGGTTTGCCAAAATTCTATTAATGGTGTATATAGATCATTCACCCAGATGTCTAGGTGAGGATAAGTTTGAGCAATGTATAATGCAACAGACCCACCTCCTAAGAATGGTTCATGATATGATTTATACTTTGTAAGATCTGGAAGAAATTGTGCTATCTTTTTTGTGGCACGAGATTTGCCACCAGGATAACGCAATGGAGTTTTCATCATAATATTTTCAAGGTTGCAACTGGAACTCCACCAGGACCACCGTTAATGGCACCATCAGGAAGACTGTTGAATGATATAGTAAATCTATTAAAGTCCTGATGATGTGGTGCTGAACAATGTCTTAACCAACCAGGAAATAGAATTAGTTTACCAGGTTCTGCAATTATTTCTTTTTCATTAGGAACACTCTCTCTATCTCCCTGTAATATTTCAAGAGTATCTAACCCTCTAATATCTACAGGATCTAAAAAGACTGTAGGTGATCCTTCTGTAAGATAATATACAGCAGAGTAGTACGCATAGTTATGTCTATGCATTGGGTGACCTGCACCAGATTGTTTAGGTGCCCAGTTTGCCCATGACAATGATATCTTTAAACTTTCACATTGTAATCCTTCTGCTACTCTTGCCTCTTCTAAACACTGATGAAACCAATCATACAATGGTTTAAGTTCTTCGTGTTTATGAAGATCACCATGAGAACTCATGACTCTATGTGGAAAGTTAAACCGACTCATCTGAAGAGTATCAATATAACTATAAACATCATCTCTAAGTTGGAGATCATGTAATTGAAACTCAAAGATATTTGTTGGAAATATTCCTATCTTTTTCATCTGATTATCATAGGATTGTCATAGTAATCTGGAGTAGGCATTGGGATAGGAACCATTGTTCTAGGTTTTATTGGTTGTTGCAATATCTGAACAGTTTCATCAAACCATCTGTTCATTGATTTTGCCATAAAACGATAAGATGTACCGACATAAATTTGTCCACCTACAACAGCACCTGCCATAGCACCCCAGAACAAGTAATAGAATCTGGACTTCATTTGTGCTCTGATCTTCTCACGTTTTTTCATAAATCTGTTAGTCATTTAAAGTTACACTCCAACATAATTTGGGTAAGACAAGCTAATAAGTTTATCTCTTGGTCTACAACAAATGCTGCCTTGTATTGATACTCAGCAATTATTAAAACTGCTGCAGCAACACTAGGACTATCTACTGTTGTAGGTAAACTATCATACAGTTTACGCATGATAGATATAGGATCGTTATCTATATTTTGTTGAACCCACTTCTTAACATCATTAAATTTCTTGTTCTTTAATGATGCTACAAGTGGATCTATCTTAGCATCACCAAGGGTTGCCAAGATACCAGTATCTATCTTTCCTGTAGATGCGTATCTCTGTAATTCGTTGAGTGTTCTTCTAAAGTCTGGGAAGTATTTCTGGACGACTTGAGCGACCACAGAATCAGTGTATTGTATATCTTCTGCAACAAGAATCCCACGACACCGTTCAAAGAATTTACTAGCGAGTTCTTGTTTTGTTTTTCCACGAACATTAAAATCAATAACAGTTGTTCTAGAGTGTAGAGGTTCAATTATTTTATTCTTAAAATTACACGTGAAGATGAACCGACAGTTTTTCTGGAACTCCTCGATTGAGGCACGTAAGAGTAATTGTACGTCGGGTGTCGTATTGTCCGCTTCATCAATAATGAGAATTTTATGACGAGATTCAGATGTAAGAGAAACAGTAGCAGCAAAGGTCTTTGCCTGATTGCGTACAGTGTCCAAGAATCTACCCTCATCAGACCCATTAATAACATAGAAGTCTGCTCCTAATTCATTGCATAATGCTTTTGCAATAGTTGTTTTACCGACTCCTGCTGTTCCTGACAACAAGAGATTTGGTATCTCTCCTTGCTTTACGAAACTAGTAAAAGTCTCTTTCACATTTGATGGAAGAATACAGTGCTCAATCTTTTTTGGTCTGTATTTCTCCACCCATAAAAAATCATTCATACCCAATTTGGTTTGCGAGATGGGTCACGTAAGTAATTAGTGGCGACCCAAGGTTTAAATGCAACATATCTTTTGTATGCAGTAAAGATGTCAATGCTAGTATCATACTTGAATTGATCAGGACCTGCAAATACAAATGATGTTGGTGGTGGGCAATCTGGGAAAATAATATCCGCACACTCTATGGTGTATTGACAACTATGTGTCTTGTTATATCTGTGTGTATATTCTGCACACAATGCAAGACCATGTTCTATCAACCAACGAAAGTTATTCTGTGCCCAGATAGTACAAGGGTGATTACGAAATGCACCCTTATCTGTTTTGTATGGTGCTCCATCTACTTTAGGTAGAACACCGAATCCATGACCCCATTTCTCTGATGCAACAATAGAAAGCATTTGACATGTCTCTAATGGCATCTTTACTATGTGTTTGTCTGGTAAGACTTGTGCTGATTTAATGGGGTCTGGGTCAGTCACAAAGATGTTCATGTGTTTGGTTCTAGTGCTATAAAATATTTTATCCCATTACCTTGGAAGAGTGCAACGTTAGTTTTACTTATTGACACATCATATGCACCAGGTAATAGTTTTAAATTCTCAACTCTAAAACAATAGCAGAACTCAGCATCTGTAGATCCTACTTCAACTGAATAACTGTTTGATGTATCATTCTTCTTATCACATACAGTCAAGTTCATTACTTCACTGTCACCATAAAGACATAAGTCTGGTAGTTGATATACTGAAGCAGCACGTTGAAGTTGCTGAAGAACACTAGCATTAAGATGGAAACTGACATCCTGACTAGGAAGAGTAATTTCCTTCTCTGGAGGTTGTGTAATAATATCAGGATCGGCATAGAAGAATCTAGTTTTAGATAGTCCTGCAGCATCACTAACAGTTACATAATTCTCTTTTGATGTATCAATAGATGGTTTCTCAAATAAAGATAACCCACCTAAAAATGTTGAGAGATCATAGATAGACATCTGTGAATCAAACTGTTCCTCAACATCAGCATAGGCAAGAATATTTTTATTGATACTTAATGTACTTAACCTATTGCCAGGTTTAATAACAAGAGACTTGTTGATAGAACAAAAGTTCTTTAGAATTTCAATAGTGGGTTTGGTAATCATAATCATTTGTCGTAATCTACAGTAAAGGCAGAAGGAGTTCCTGCATTAGTTTGATTTGCTTTTTCGCGTTTGTCGTTGAAGTGTAGGAGGAGTAGACCATAGTGAACAATCTTTAGAATGTCCTTTCTTGCTGTCCCTTTCCTATCATAACGTGATGCATACTTTAGAACATTACTTCTACAGAATGCTTCAGCATCACCAACAGAGTCAATGAGGTCAAGAGTCTGTACGTTTCCTACAGAATAATGACCTCGGTATGTATTAGCAATGTATTCGGAAATCTCTTTTAGATATCCATCCTCATTGTATTTCCTCATAATGAAGGGTTATTATTCCCCTTCATTATACTCTGTTTCTTCCCCTGCGTCAACTTTGGTGTAAAGATCAAGGAATGATTGCTTAGTGTCATCATCGAAACGGTTAACACAATGAGTGATAGCAGTCAATCTGTTGTTGAAGATGTTGAATGCTTGAACAATGTGAACAAGTCTACGTGTTGTAATCACTTCATCAACACCACCATCAAAGAATGTCTTACGGATGATACTTGCCCACTTGACTAGGTTCTCTGCGAACTCTTTATCACATCCTTGATTTGCTAGAATCTTATTCTCAATAGAGGCAGATGGATACTCTTGCTCAAAAGTGATAGGGAATCTCTCAAGGAATGCTTCGTTAAGAACATTAGTTCCTATGAATCTACCATCGTCAGAACCTTTTCCTTTTGTATTAGCGGTGGCTATAATCGTGAAACCTGCAGCAGGTTTTACAAATCTTCCAATTTTCTTAAGGAATACACCCTTACCTTCAAGGATAGATTGTAAACATAGAATCTTATTAGATGCTAGGTCGATCTCATCTAGGAGAAGTACTGCACCTCTTTCGAGTGCTTCAATAACAGGACCGTTATGCCATACAGTTGACCCATCGTTAAGACGGAAACCACCGATAAGATCATCTTCATCTGTCTCGATAGTAATGTTGACTCTGATCAACTCACGTCCTAGAGCAGCACATGCTTGCTCAACAGAGAAAGTCTTTCCGTTACCAGATAGACCAGTGATGAACGCAGGATAGAACATCTTAGACTGTATAATCTTCTTGAGACTATTGTAGTTACCGAAAGGAACATAGGTGTTGTCCTTATCAGGAATGTAAGATGTCTCAACAGCAGGTTGTGCAGAAGGTGCAACATATGCCTTATGGATTTCTTGTGCAGTAAGATTCCAACGACCACGACCTAGTTTCTGGAACTGTGGAAGTTTGTTCATTCTCTTGGTGACACTTTGAATCTGAACATTGTATTTTGTAGCGAATGCTTTTACTTGTTCTGTGTCTATGTCTCCTGCTTGAAAGAAGTTAAGGAGATCGTCTTTAGTAAAGATTGGTTGGAAAGTCATGATGTAATCGGAATCATTTATTTATACATTTATTATAATAGTAAACGATACCATTTGCAAGCCACGTGGTACACTAATTAAACTGTCCACTCTCTTTTAAGCTGTCTGATATCACTTACTCCATACATCGCTTTACAACGTTGTTCAGCATCTTCTCTTAAATTTGATTCGGTTGTAAATTCTACTTTAGTTAATCTATTAGATTGTAATAGAATATAGGCAGACCATTTGGTAGTTTTCATAAAAGTGTGATTGCTTGAACTGTTTTGTTAGGATCTCCGAACACTAAATATTACAGGAGGTAAAGACAATGTTACAAATTAATTGGAAGATACCAGATGTTCCAGAATACGATCCAGAAATTCATAATCCAGAGAAGGTCTTTGCCCTGCTGTGTTATCGTGGAGTTCACTATGCAAAATGGGTTTACATAGATGTAATCTTCAATAAGAACTGGAATCTATTTAATCCTAGGAAGGTCAAATAGTACATTATCTATGTAATTATTTGCCCAAGTTTCATCAAATAAATTTACAAGAATGGCACGTGTTTTGTCATTCTTTTTTTGTTGTTTACAATAATGAATCTGGTCATCATATCTTAGCATAGTCATGATCCAGTTGTCATCTTTTTCAGCAGAATCTACTAGATCACAATATGTTTTTAAGTAGTTTACTACAAGAACATAGAAGTTTGATATGTCTTTGTCATTACTTAAACGCATAAACTTAGCATAAGGAGAAAATACATCATCACCCCATGCAGGTATATGTCTTTTCTCACTAAAGTCAAAAGCATTACTAATATCTCTAATCTTATCCCACTCTTCAAATCCTTTTACTGGTGATACGTCAACAATAGCAGCACTAACAATCTTATCATTAGCAACTATATCACATCCAAAGATAGGTAAATTATAATTAGGGTCTGGAAAAAATACACAGTGTAATATCTTTAATCCTTTTAGTTCTGCTAGTTCTAAATGTATCTTCCTAAGTTTAGGTGTCTTGTACATTGTATTTCTAATGACAAGATCTTTCCTTTTAACTTCTGGCATAGGACACTCTAATGGTTCTACACCTTCAAAGTCCTGCATACAGTATGCTAATAGAACTGCTATGTCCTGATTAATATTATGCATAACTGAAAAAGAACTCCTTGATTAGTTTATCTGATTCTTCTTTACCAAAAGCACTACCTAGATATCCTGAGATAGGGTCAAGTCTTATCATATACTTATCAAAATCATTATAGCAACTAGTATCTTCTCCTGTGGGTTGTGCTTCATCTAACATCTTTTTATATACCGATAGATATTTTTTAAAGTCAGGAAGATAATCATCTACCTCAGACATAGTGCAATACCTAACAAATATATTTTCAGAAAAATGATTACCAGGTTCAAAGAATCTATATGTTCCTTCTGCTTTTGGTAACTCAGGTACAGACATTAGATATTTTTCTACAGGATGTTGGAAGTCAAATACTATGATGACTTTCTTTTCAAAGAACCCCATGAGATCCATACCAAAACAGGGAAGGTTATGTCCTGTCTTAGGATAGATTACATTGTTATGAATGTTTAGTTTGTCATCCCATATATCAACATGCCTAGACTTAATAAAATGTTTACCAGAATACAAGTCAGCAGTGAGGTTTACTCCCCTGTCATTGATCCAGTGAACATGTTGTTTTTCAAATGTCAAATCAGGAAACGTTTCAAAAACCGCTTCCTGATAATTTTTCCAGAGACTCATGCTATTTGATTGATGAATGCGTTGAGGATTGTTTTGTTAGTCATCTTAGAACCCATGTGCTTTTTGAATGCACGTTGTAGTTCTGCTTTAGTAGCAAC